AGCGTGCAGCGGAAGGTGAACTGACAAAGCAGCTAAGTTTGCAAAATGCTCAATTATCGAAGTCTCAGAATGAGTTTTTGTTACTTACCCAATCTATTAGCGATAACAACAAACAAAGTGCTGAAGCTTATCGAATCTGGGCAGAGCTAAAAACTGGTGTAATTGATGTTAACCAAGCGTTTAGTAAATTAAATCAGCTTTCTTTTATAAATGCAGATCAGATCAATCAATTGACTGATAGTAAAAAGAAAGTTGATGAGAATTCTAAAGCTGTGAAACAGACAAACTCTGAGTTAAATCAGGTTCGTTCTTCAGGTGCCAATGCAAAAGCAGGTTTCAATGATGTTAGTCAAGGTGCAAAGGGAGCGGTTCAAGATGTAACTGAGCTTAATAAAAAGCTAAAAGACATCAATAAATCGCTTACAGATCGCAAATGGGATGCCGATTTTAAATCTCTGTTGATTGGTAAGTATGGAAAATCTGCTGAAGAAGCTGAACTCTTATTGCAGACATACCGTGAAAACCAGAAGAAGGGTGTTGCTAGTGTCACTGACGAGCAAAAGAAAGTTATTAAAGGGATTGTTGATCAGGAAAGTGCACTTGAAAACCTTGTAAATAAAGATAAGGAACGCACCAAGGAGCTACAGAAACAGCAAAAAGTTCTTTCTGTTAATGCCAAAGTTCAAGCACTATCTAACAAATATGATATTTCAGGAAAGGCTGCTGCTGCTGGAATACCACAGGGCCTGATTGAAGGCATGATTATGCAAGAGAGTAGAGGAGATACGTATCGAAAAGGGAAACTTCTAACTTCACCAGTTGGTGCACAAGGCCTCGCGCAATTTATGCCAGGCACTGCTAAACAATATGGTGTCGATGTTAAGAGTGAAGAATCCAGTATTAATGGAATGATTAAGTATGTTTCTGATCTTCTTAAGATGTTCAAGGGAGATGTGGAGAAGGCTGTAATGGCCTACAACGCTGGTCCTAAAAATGTAAGAACTGGGAAGGCATATGGATTCAAGGAAACTAGAAACTACCTTTCGAATGTAAAGTCCTTTGCGGCAGGTAAGAACGGCTATTCAGAGGGGGACATCACATCCAAAGATTTCAATAAAATGCTTGAAGACTCAGCCAAAATGGCAGAAGAACAAGCGAAGTTGCGACTTCAATTGGAAAATGATGTAGCCAATGAAGTGACCAAGATTAGAAATGATCTTGCCAAGAAATTGGAGGATGTTGATAAAGCTAACTTCACACCTGAACGCAAAGCTGAAATTAAAGCAGAATTGCAAGCACGAGCTGACAATGATGTTGCCATAGCCCAGCAAGCTCTGAAAACCAAACTTGATGACTTCAAACAGTTCAACATGACTGAGGAGCAATTACTTAAAGATAATTTTGACCGCAAGAAGTTTAATGCGGCTCATGATATTGAATTAAGTAAAGATCAGCGTGATGAGGCTATTAAATATCTAGATCAGCAATATCAGCATGAACAAGGCTTAATTCAGTTGGCTAGAGAGCAGCGAGTATTACAAGCTAAACAGTCTTATATGCATGAAATAGAGTATATGAAGGAGAGGTATCGACTCGAAAGAGAAGAAATAATTAAGACTACTAGAGACCCAGTACTTCAAAATCAACTTTTGAATGCTTCTTATAGGTCTGAGGACTTCGAAGTCCAAGGAAAAAGGAGAAATGCATGGGATAACTTTAGAGGATTGAATGGCGAACTAAGTGAGACAAATGACTTCCTGCAACTTGATAAGAGCAAAGAATCTCGATCAAGTGTTGTTGAGGAGGCCATGAAAAACAATCTCATAACTGAAGAAGAAGGTAAGAGTAAGCTTCTTGATATTGAAGAGCGGTACCAAAGAGCAAAACTCGACCTTCAAATGTCATATGGTCAGCAAATTACAGGATCTGTTGCAGACATGTTCAAAACTATGGGTGGAGAGCAATCTAAAGCCTATAAAATTATGTTCGCAGCAGAACAGGCTTTTGCTATTGCCCGTTCAATTATGGCTATTCAGACAGGTATTGCTGAAGCAGCCGCAAATCCTTTCCCGTACAACTTGGCTGCTATGGCAAGTGTCGCAGCAAGCACTGCAAGCATTGTTTCGAATATCCAGTCGGTATCAGGCATCTTTCATGGTGGTAAAGACTATGTTCCTAAAGAGGCGACTTATCTTCTAGATAAAGGTGAACGTGTTGTTTCTCCACGTCAAAACCAAGACTTAACAAACTTCTTGGCTTCACAGCGTGAGATGAACCAGTACAACGCCATTAACTCTAATCCTACTAATGGTAGTGCCACTGTCCTAGAGCCAATCGTAAATGTCTACGTCATGGAAGGTCAAACGGCTGACGTGACTAGAAATGACGATGGGTCGTTGGATGTTCGTATCAGACAGATTGCTGGGGAAGTTGCAGAGCAGACTATGGTGGCAGGATTTAACAATCCGAATAGCCGAATTAACAAAGCCGCAAAGCAGAACTTTAACATTGCACCAAAGCGTTAATTTGGAAATTCATCCTGTTTATTCAATAAGCAGGATGATAGATTAATGGCTCACTTTATAACAACTTAGGAGAGAATATGTCTTTTGGTCGTACAAACGCCAATGTGGCCTTGCTTGCTGATTATATTGAACAAAATCCTGAAGAGGACATTGAGGTAACGGTAGTTGCAGGAGGTCAGTTAATTACAGGAAAATTGATTACTGAAGACGCTTTCTTTGCTCTTGATGATAATTTGGGGTTGCAGTTGAACTTCAACAAACATATTAGAGACGAACGAAATAGAATCATTGATCAGATTAACAATGGGAATACTACCGAAGATCTTCCAGACTATCTTTCAGAAGATTTTCTGTACTTAGTGAACGCTGCTTACATCTTGGGGGAAGTTAACTTTTTTGGTCGTCAGGAAGATGGATTAAGTATCCAAGTGCGGATATCAGATGTTTCTGCCTTTTCTTATCGTGGGTTGAATCCTGATCTAAGTACTTGGCAAAAGCTGTAATTATTAAAGTCGTGCATATAAGAAAAGTAATGTAAACGGCATGTAAATAAAACCGTTTAAAGCTACATGTATAAGAGAGAACAAACAAAGAGCTGCCTAAGGGCGGCTTTTTCTATTTCTGAATGTGGAAAAACCGCAGGATGAACTAAAAAATGGAAGGATTTAAAATCCTAAAAAAGCAAAAACCCCAGTGTTAGCGCACTGAGGTTCTTTATCAACTTAACCAGAGCAAGATTAAGGAGAAAACAAATCTATATGGAGCATTTTAAACCAATAGTGGAGTTAATGAAAGTGTGTATTGAAAAATACGGGTTATGGCAGACCATTATTGCCTTTGCAATTTTATTCTCTGTGCCAATAGTACTTTGGAAACTACCAGAAATCATCGCAGCGATTAAAGCTTAAAGCCGACCCAAAATGAGGTCGGTTTTTTTATGAGGCCAATATGAACACATTAAAGTATTGCTCAACACAAGAAGGCTACTCTGCTAGTTTGAAAAGTGGAGTGCTTTCCCAAGAACTAGATGGCGGTGCACCACGTTACCGAAGGGGCTTAAAAAATGGGTATCACACAGTTAGCGTTCAGTGGAAAGTCTTTGATGTTGGGTTTCAATATCTTGATGCGTTCTATAACGTTTGGTGTGAGACACCAGGTCAAAGATTTTATGCTTCGCTTCGGGTGAATGGTCCAGAGTTTAAGCCTTATGAATGCTACTTTGTGGAAGACAGCTTTCAACTAACCAGCATGCAAGGTCCAGTCTATACGGTGACAGCTCAACTAAGAGTCAAGCCAATCGTAGATTCTGAGCTTAACTGGACCATTGTGGATGCTGGTAATGATGGTGGCGACTTGGCGTCACTCGTCAATCCACTTGAAAAACTAGTTAATGAGGATCTGCCAGATGCAATGGAGGGTATTTAGATGCCTGACTATACATCCTTCTTCTTAAACTCAAGCAGTGGTGTAGTTCCGTTGGAGTGTGTTGAGATTTCGCATCCAGACTTTACTGAACCATTCCGCTTTGTGAAAAACGATACTGATGGCGTTGTGGTGAAGCATGAGTCGGCAGGGCCTGATATTTCTTATGAATATCAACCTATGGCTATTCAGCGGTCCACAGTAAACAACGACCTTGATCAGAAGTTAAGTCTCACCATTGCTGATGTGGAAGACGAGTTAATTAAATCTGTTGTATCTGCACGTTTAGGCACTAATTGGAAGGTTCGACCTTCTGTTAGATGGCGCTTATATCGTGATGATGATTTAACAACCCCAATGGTTTCATTGCAGACACTAGAGATTGCCACCTTATCGAAAGACAATTCAGGCAACTGCACATTTGACGCTCAAGCACCTGAACTGAATAGTGTGAAGACTGGTGAAATCTATTCTCTAGAAAGATTCCCATTGTTGCGGGGCATGATATGAACCTAGACCATCTTCATAATCGAGTCTGGACCAAAGACTACACCTGCAATGATTTCCTTTGTGAAGCGTGGGAGGTAGTCACAGGCGAAAAGCTCAAGAAACGCTTAATGGCTTTCCTAAATGGCAAAGGAACATTTACAGAGTTGGAGGCCCCCGAATCTCCCTGCATTGCATTTTTCTCAAATGGACCAAGAAGCTCAACACATGTTGGGCTTTTTTATTGCGACAAGGTTTTGCATTTATCTGGAAGAGGTGTGCAATACATACCTCTTGAGCTGATTGATATGAATTTTAGGGAAGCTACGAGGTTCTACAAATGAGCTTAAAAAAAGTCGTAATCATCCCTAAGCCTTTTAGTGAAGAGGGAAGATCAGAGGCTTATGTTGAAGATGTTGTTGCATATCTCTTCCAACAATTTTCGATCTGGCCCGAACATGCAAGGATCTACCATAACCATATTGCTGAGTCTTGTGATGTTACCCCGAACAATCCTAGGACTATCAATGCTCAGATACAGCATTTACAGTCATTAGAGGGTGAGTTCTATGTAGTAATTGAGCCTGAATGGTTGCAGTTCCTTTACTATGCCATTGTTGCTATCACAGCGGCTTATAGTCTCTATACAGTTTTGACAATGCCTAAACCGCAGTCGCCTACAGTTGGCTCATCTAACAACGAATTATCACAACGATCAAACCAAGCGCGATTAAATGGACGTATTCCTGATATCTTCGGTAGAGTCCGTTCTTATCCGGATCTAATCGCACAAACCTATATGATTTATAAAGATGGCATCGAGATTGAAGAATGCTTGATGTGTATTGGTCGCGGCTATTATCAAATATTGGATATGCGAGATGGTGACACAGATGTAGCAAATATTGCTGGCACATCGGTTTCAGTTTATGACCCATTTACTTCGATTATCGGAACGCCGATTTACCAAGTAGGCGAGGCATTTACGGAGCTTCCCAAGTTCGTACGCAATTCAGCGTCAATCAACGGGCAGACTATTGAATTACCAAATAGTGCAGTGCTTGAGTCGAGTAATGTGTGGTTCCAAAGTCCTAATCTAATTAAGGCGACAGGATTAGACTTTACACAATACTTTGCATCGACTGATCGAGTTGCTTTGAGTGGTGCCGTCTATGGTGTTCAGGATGTGAATCTTTCAGGTTCAGTTATGGTTAATGAAGACAAGATGGTCATCATCGAGTCAACAACCAATATTGATAATCCAAACCTATTTAAAGGCTTGCAGCTCACTGGTGCATTAGTTGATATAGAGACTACTTCGGGGACGCCACCAGTCACTGAAACAAATACCCGTGATTTGTCAGGCCAATTTGTTGTTTCTGGTGTAACTAAGACAGTGATTACAGGTGGTTTCCATTATGAAATTACATTATCAAATCCTGAAAAAGTTAACGCTAACTGGCAGTACGTCAACAACAGCTACACCATTACGGCTGGCGCTGTTCTAAACCGAAATTCAAACTCAATAACTCTTGATGACACCTACACAATCAATAGCGTTACAGCCGATACGATAGCTTTAGTAAACCCTTCTGCGATCAATAGCGATTGGGATAAGTTGCTGACACTTCCGAATCAAAGCACGCAAGGACAAGAGGTTTTAGTTCGTTTCGATGCTGTCAGCAACAAGTATGTTGGCTGGTTTAACTTTGATATGCCGGAAGCGACACAAGCTGTCTTTAACTTCTTCTTTCCGAATGGCTTGTTTTATCAAGACTCAAAAGGTGGAGTCTGGGAAGAAAAAATTACAGTCATTATTGAGTTGCAGGCTATCGATAGTAATAGCGATCCGGTTGGCTCAATCACTACTATTAACCAAGAGATTAAAGCTAACAATAAGTCGCAGTTCGGTAAAACCATTTACATTGATTTGCCTACAGCTGGATCTTTCAGATACCGCTTAAGTCGCACAACGGCAACCCAAGCTGGTAAAACCCAAGACACATGTAAGATTAAGTCTGTGTATGGGATGGCAGATTCAACGATTAGTGATTATGGCAATGTAACTGTCTTGCGTTCCCGTACGGTGGCCACAGATGGTGCACTATCAATTAAAGAACGTAAGCTGAACTGTTTAGTGAACCGCAAGCTTCCGCTTGATGGCACAGGTCCTTTGCAAGTCACAAGATCAGCAGGGCAAGCATTAATTTGCCAAGGTCTGGATGAGTATATTGGGCGTCGCTCAAATGCAGAAATTGATATAGATGAAATCAATGCAGAGATTGCGAAGATCAATAGCTATTTTGGTTCGGATCTTATGTCTGAGTTCAATTACACCATTGATGACGACAATCTAAGCTTTGAAGAAATTGCAGGGATGGTGGCTAGTTCTGCATTCTGTGAGCCTTACCGGTTCGGAAGTTTAACTAGACTTAAGTTTGAGCAGCCGCAAGAAAACGCTGTTTTACTTTTTAATCACCGAAACAAAGTGCCTTTAACTGAAAAGCGCTCTTATACATTTGGTGTGCAGAAAGACTATGACGGGGTGGAGCTTGAATACACTTCAGGTGAGGATTATGCACGTGTTAAGTACACCATTCCAGAGGACATTACACCTAAAAATCCTTTGAAGATAACTACCACTGGGATTTGTAATGAGGCTCAAGCGAAAGTAAGGGCATGGCGAGAGTGGAATAAGCTTCGCTACAAGTACATGTCTTGTGAAGTGGAGGTTTTAGATGAGTCAGAGTTGTTGATTCGCAATGACCGAATTTTGAATGCTGACAACACGGTTGTAGATACACAGGATGGCGAGGTTGAATCGGTAGATGGCTTAATTATCCAGACATCCCAGCCATGTACTTTTGATGTTGGAAGCGATTACTTCATTCACTTGCAGATCTCGAATGCTACTGTAGATGTGGTGCCATGTGCGGCTGGTGTTGATAAATATCATGTCGTACTTAGTCGTCCGCCAGTACAGCCTCTTGTAGTAAGTGACGATCGATACGTTAAAACACTCTACGCATTAGTTCGCGGAGATCAAGCAGAAGCACAGGCATTCATGCTTGAAGAACTCACCCCTCAAACTCAAATGACCAACACGCTGAAAGCATCTAACTACGATGCTCGTTTCTATGAGCGTGACCATGACTTTATTTAATTAATTAACAGAAATCCAAGCCCCTTAACTGGGGCTTTTTTATGCTTGGAGAAAAGTAATGGCTGACGAAATCATTACGCGCCAACAACTGGTAGACGCATCATTAGATGCTGACAGCCTTCAACTTTTTATTAGCGGAACAGACATTCAGGATGTGTTAACGCGCTTGGGGCAACAATATCCAACACTTGCAAAGCTCATTCGAATCTTAATGGAGACAGGGGGATGGAAGGCTTATGCAACTGAAGCAGCGTTACTTGCAACAGTTCCTACGGTTAATCCATCGGTTGGATATGCTTTTGATACTAAGAAAATGTACCTATGGAATGGTACAAACTGGATTAATGAGGGCTTAAGTCAGCTAGACCAAGCGAAAGATTTTACTGTTAAGGCTAACTCTATTGACTCTCGCTTCGAGTTTCGTGATTTCAATTTTTATAGTGGAAATCTTACTATCCCGTTATATATGGATAATAACCTTGGCGTTATCCTTGGTCTAAATACTACAACTGATGAACTGTATGGAAATGGCTTAATTGATAATAAGCGCATCAGCTCAATGAATCACTTTGCTGGCACTGGTAAACACCCAATTGTGTCTGATCTTAATGGTGGTGTGATCTTAGGATACGACGAAGTATTGGATGAGTTGTTTGGTCTTTTTCCTGGCAATACCTCAAGTTCTTCAAGTTCGCCTGATGAGCCTTTGCCATTCACCATGCAGATTAAAGCTGTTAATCAAATCTTGGCTTATGGACAATCCCTATCAACTGGGGTTGGGCAAAATACTGCACTATCGCTTACACAGCCATTCTTTAACAAGACCTTTGCTAGTGGTGTGCGTGGGAATAATGGTGACTTCACCGGCACAAAACCACTAGTTGAAGATACACAAAAGCCAACTCCAGATGGTGAGATTAATGCGGGTGAAACGATTTGTTCTGGTACAGCGAATTACGCTTCATTAGCAGCCTACAAAGAGAATGGTGTTAAGCCTGAAGACCATGTGATCTTTGCAAGTACGGCAGGTCACGGGAACTACCGAATAGACCAACTTGCCAAAGGGTCAGAATGGTATAACACACAATTTCTTAATCATTTGAATGGGGCAAAGGCACTTAATCCTGATATTGCCCTTCATGCGGTTCCATGGCTGCAAGGTGAGGCTGATTCAAATACAACGATTCCTGTTCATGTGAATGCCTTATTTCAATTACAGTCAGGTGCGGAGGCAGATGCGAAAGCAATTACTGGGCAAACTAGCCCTGTTTTATTCTTTGTTTATCAACACAGTACTTTTATTTATAAAAAACCTGCTGTGGCTTTAGCATTGCTCCAAGCTTGTCAAACTTCAGATAAGTTTTATTTCATTGCTCCAACTTATGCATTTCCACCTGCGAGCGACAATCTCCATTTAGCAGCTGCTTCTTATAAGTGGTTATCTTGTTACTACGGCCGCGCATATAAGCAAGCGATACACGACAAAATCAAGCCGCGTTCAATCATGCCAAAAGGGGCAACTTTCAAAGGTAATAAAGTTACTGTGAAGTTGGATGTGCCTCACAAGCCTCTTGTATTTGACAAAGTGAATTTGGCTGACACATTTCAGGGTGGTTTTGCGGTGTTTGATGGAACAACGGAGATTCTTTTATCAAAACCACCCTATATTCAAAATGGGGATGAGGTTGTACTTGAACTAGTGAGCACACCGAGTGGTGCAGTTACTGTGAATTATGCAATTGACTACTTAGCCACTTCATTACAGTTATTTAAAGGAGCGAGTGGAAACCTTCGCGACTCTTGCACAGATACATGTGAAGTAGCAGGAGCAACTAAACCAATGTTCTACATCTGCCCACATTTTTCTTTATCAGTTATTAGTGAGAATATCTAATGAGTAGCGTATTTTTTCAACTTCCAGTTGTTTCTAACAATGCACGTGTCAAACTGAATCCATCTGATGTTTCTAAACTGGTAACAACAAAAGACTATGAATATCGCTATTGGCCATTAAAAGGCAATTTATATTCAAACGATTTATCAGATCAGTTAATTCCAAAAGCTAACTCTGTTTATAGCATTACACCAACTTATGTGCATTTTGAAAATGCCGCAGCCGGCAATGGCTTGGCAACCGCATTCGTTCCACCAGAAAAATCTAGATTCTTTGTTTCTGGTGTATTCACTGTGGCTGAGTTCCCAGCTACACAATTAGGTATGTTGCTTGGTAACTTCAATAATCCATCTGGTGCATCACAAGGTTTTACATTCTATGTAAATGGATCAAGCAAAAACCTATCGGTCTTGTTTAGTGGTTCAGGTGTAGGGGTAATTGCTCTGGCTACACTTAATAAGCCGATTTATGTATCTGCATTTGTAGACAAGAACAATAAGAGATTGGATTACATGATTGTTGCAGAGGACCAGACTTTTACAGGCTCACGTACAGTTACCACTTTGGCTGAATCAGGCTTACCTGTTTCTATTG